AAAGAGGGTTGTATCCACTCCAAGGCTGAACCGCATTATCAAACTCGGGAAAAGCCTCTGGCAAAATGCCGTTAAGAAGTGATGGATCCGGAGCCATTTGGCCAAGCGTCTGGAAATATCCACCTGAACCACTACCCAATATTTGATAAGATTGGGTGTAGCACAGATTGTTTGGGGACATAGCGAGATATGGGTCTCTCGTCATATCATACCTCCAGCACCAAGCTCTTACCTTGCCCCCCACGCTCTGCCCCAAGGCCACCGCTGTAAAGGGAAACAAGGACGCGCTTCCATAACCCAGAGATGTTGGTGAGCCGCTCCGATAATAAAGCTCATATCCGTTGTTGTCCCCAACAGGCCAAGGTCCTGCGGGTGAGTTTTGAGCCACCACTGTCTCTGCAATAATGTCATCGGTTAGAGCAGAGACAAGATAAAGCCTAACCGATTCATAAGCACCCACAAGGACAGTAAAATAATCACTATTAGGAGAAGGCTGCCCGTCTCCGGGCATCCTCATTGCACACACATCGTAAGAAAGATACCGCTGGTCTGCTAATCGCATATCACTAAGGGGGAGCGGAGCGGGAGGGGCACCATCGGTATTAGGGATAGGGAATGGAACGCCGGCCTTGGGAGGCCAAAGTGGAGGAATAGGAGACCAAGACCCCTCGTCTATCCAGTTCGGAGGCCTTCCTTTTCCATACTCTGCGTGGTCTTCAAGGTTCCAATTATTATATTTTTCTACATCGAAATATATCTGCTGCCTTTGGTTTGGCACCAAGGCGTTAAATTGGTATTTCAGCTCATAGCTTGTTAAGTCCAGACCCCACATGACCAGCTTTGGAGCTTCCGTAGAACCTTGATACGTCCAGCTGGATATGTCGGTTCGCCTCTCACCTAGACCGGGAACGCCTACGGGCGGAATGATCACCTTTCCAATATCGGGATCTCCTGTTTTCTGGCTAACCTCTGTAGCTAAGTGATAGCGGTCCTTTACGGCGAAGAGATAGAACTTACCGAGTACCTGAATAATATGTACATCTGAATATTGAGAGGCATACTCAGCACCACCATCAGCCTCCGAGGCATAAATACCACCCCAGAGCTGATTGTTGATGTCATCCTCCATATAGATCGTCGTACCCGAAGCAACGTCTAATACCTTATAGCCCACTACTCGGTCTTGAGTTTCAAATATAATTACTTTGATTGGACTACCGTGGACCGTAGAACCCGACTCTGCTGAACGCGCCCGAATGATATTTCCCCGGACACCGACCAATTCTCTTTTGGAAAGCTCACAGGCTCGGAAATAACCACCGGCAGCATTCCACACATTCTGGCCCTCGTCAAATGCACCAAGCCTGTTGGGCATTGTGGAGATGAGCCGCCCGTTGTTATTATGCAGCGCCACTATCCTGTTAAATGCACCGTCATCACATGATTTAGTGGTGCATAGATATCCCTTGCGCTTGTCAACGCGGCCAGCCTCTTGGTAAGACCCGTTAGTAACCTCTAAGAGTGTTGGTGGTCCAACCAAGTCGGAGTCTGCAAACTCATTTAAACCTCCTCCAAAATTGAAGGATATGTTTTGCTTCTCCAAGGGCATATTATGCGCCTACCACTATAAGGGAAAAAACAGTGACATCGACAGCAAATACTACGTCTATATTGGTAAGGCCTCCATTAAGATATGCGGCACCCGCTAGACCCGTCCATCCGATTTCATTAGACATGACGATAATACTTGCGTCACTTGGAATAGCCTCATTAAGAGTGATACTATATTGCCCCGCGACAGGCCCCGGAACCGTATATGCGGCACTTGCTACGTTCCATCTATTAGCTCTTGGGGTTACCGAGGTCAGTGCGACCACATCAAAGGTGGCACGAGCAGAGATGCAGTTCTGTCTGTTTCTGTGCCCGACATCTACTGTCTCTAGGTTACCCGGGTCTGTTTCGTTGTCGGTTATGAGAATTGTGTTGGGGGTTGTTGTGCAGTAGTTTGCCGTTATGGGAGCGCCGGGTTCCAAGATTACATCCGCATTTGATTCCAGCGTCACCGTCCCCAGACCGGCCGAGGTGTGTGCGGCCTTAATGAGTGTGGCACCCCTTGTCGTTTCAAGCTTTGCCGAGCCATTGTTGGCAACAAGGGCCACAACCCTTCCCCCGCCGGTAAGATTCGCGGAGGCCGTTATATCTATATTTCGGAATATGCTCATAGAAGACGAGCCACCACTAAAAGTACACCCATTGCCCGAGCCGGTTCCACCGACTAAGGCAATATTAGAGGTGGATAGGGTAGATGTCAGGGTTAGGTGTCCGGCTGTTGTGGTTAATCCCATTTCGGTGCCGCTAGTGACCACAACATCAGCATCTGACTTAACCGTCATAGTCCCAGCAGAACCAAGGGTTGCGGTTCCCCCAGCGGCGGCCACATCCAAGAGAAAGTTTCCCCCGGGGAGAGAGCTTATATTGGATGCTTCAAATCCTGAAAGACTAGATAGATCCGCAGAGGATGCGTCCCCGTCTGTAAATTTATATACATTCCCTGCTAGATAGCCAAGCTTTCCGCTGCCCAGAGTAGTTGTGTCATAAGTGTCGGTCAAGCCGTACTTCGCAGATGGAACAGTTCCGCCTGATGTGATTTGGATTTCAACACCACTTCCATCCCTGAAGAATAAATCGCTGGCATCCGCATATAGATTCAAGTTCCCTGCTACTGGGTATACCGGTGCGCCTATGAACTCGATAGACTTTACGTCGGTGGCGCGGCTGTAGGTAGCGGCTCCTATTTTCTTAAAGCTCATGTCACCGTTAACATCGATACCAATGCTTCCAGATGTCTTAACGTAGACACCCGAGCCGGGACTGTGGTCATGCTCTTCTATCTTTGGAACAAGTGCATCATTGAGTAAGGTGCCCCAAGTAGGTCCGGGCGTGATGCCTACTTCAGGTAAAACTAAATTCATCGAACCCATATTATTCTCCTAAAAAATCCAAATTGAAACTTTAGCCGTAATTATTGGTGCCGGGAATACTGGGCCGATTATTGTTAGCGGCACATTATCCTTTGGGTTTTGGGGCGCAGTGGTATCGTGCTGAACAACCGACGGCGTTCCCCCCGAAAAAGGGGTTGTTTGTCGAAGGTTGACCACTATCCACCCCTTCCACGCTCGACCTAGCTTATGCTCAACAAAGGTTGGGTTTTGTGAGCTAATTGTTACATCCTCAATCAAATTGCCTTGAACAATATCTGGCAAGCTATCAAGTGAAGGTACATTTTGAAGAGTACGTTCAAGAGTGCTTTGCATCTCTTGCACATTTCGATCGTCAGATTGTTGTCGATTGTAAAAAGTCATTACCACCACCACTCCCCTCGGCCAGCACTAACATATGCAATTCTTCCGGGGTCTCCGACATCTCTGTTTTGTGCAACAACCTCTATGCGAAGAAGTTGAGCCATCTTCTCCTGCACGAGTGGTTGAGTATCACTCTCTTCTTTTTGTAGGCATTTTATTGCAGCAGAAATGACCGCATACTCTTCCCATCCATTATTTAGATAAGGCAAGAAATTACAGATTGCATCTGTATCAGTATCCATTTTGCAGAATTGAGGGATGTACCAGATTGTTACGGTACCGGCCACTCCGCTTTTGGGGAAGAAGAAGATCTCCTCACCCCTAACAGAATATCGATATGGTACTACGGAGATATTCCAAGGTGCATTAGGGATGGTCCAATAATCCCTCTCGCTAAACATGAACCTCTTCATTGGTATAGTTCGGCCACCAGTGTTTAGGTCTATGCCTAAGATCTTCATAAAGTTGAAAATGCCGAAGTCGGCGGCTATATTGTAAGATTCTTTTCCGGCTTGAAGTTGTAATGGCCCAACCGAATCGACCACGTACTCCTCGTACTTGGTTATGAATATATCATTTAGTTCTGAGAGGCCATCATTGATATAGGCATCAATCTCTGAATCAGATACGAACTCGGTGTTCTCCATATCCGCACGTTGACGTACCCTAAGCCTCATCTGTGCCAGTGTCGTACTGTTACCCATCGGTCCCTCCGTTTATAGGGGGGCTTTCGCCCCCCCACAGCTCTACTGAACCGAAGAGTTCCGAAGAACAAATGTAAAATAAACTATATCATTTTCCGCAAACGCGACGACCGCGCCTGCTGTGTCTACATTCTGTAAAGTAATTATTTTAGTACCAGCAACATCTTCAGATTGCACCGATTGATGATGATCGGCATCAGCCTGAAGGCTGTTGGAGGTGATGGAAAGACAGCCAATGTATTTATCCTGAAGAGTAATCTTTAGGTGACCACTCGTCCCATCGCTGTCTGGTGAAAAGCCAATGCCTTGGAGGGTTGTCCATACTGCATCGCCAGCGCCACCGCCAGACTCATCAGTAGTACACTCTACTTGTCCAGATATAACTTTAACTTCTTTATTTAAGGCTTGAACATTATCAAAAGTTCTATTCGCCATTTTTTTCTCCTTACGCGGAAAGGGGAGGGTTTCCCCTCCCCTTAATAGTTAAACTATAAGGCTATGCGGCAATTCCAGCCGGGAGCATTACAGGCAATATTTGCATAATATCCAATTCTGACTTCAACAGCATCGGCGTTACTTACACGTAACATACGATTACCATCCTGCATTAAGATCTTTGGAGCTGCCCCAATACTATTGAGACTCCAAGTATCCAATTGCAGCAAGTAAGCAGCATTGTCTGGACAGTTAAGGTCAGGAATGACCTTCATTGTTCCATAAGGTGCATGAAGCTCCAATGCGCGGAAACCAACTCCCGCCGGACCTTCAAGGTCTATATAGACCACCTTAGAGCCGAGACTCTTAACCAAGTCGCTAAACTTAGAAAAACTCAGCATACAATGGTCAGGTCTGCCACCTTCACGACCAACCAGAGAAGCACCTCCAATGAGGGCCTCCTCTAATGGCAATGCAGAACCATCAAAGCGGATACCACCCAAGCGGGTAGGATCGCTACTTCGGTCAACACTAAAGAATGGCGTTGCCGTAGGCGTTGTGGATGGAACCCAAGCATCAAGGCCTGCCACTTTTTTGGCAGTAGCAGCGCCATTTTGGGCATCACCAAGAACTTGAATAAAATCAAGCACCGCAGCGCCCGTAAAGATAACATCCCAATCTGTTGCCGCTCCTGCGGTATTTGTAACCGTAATGGTTCCAAGGTCACGATCGACCGCCGAAACTACAGCGACATCTCCGCCGGCACCACCTGAATAGACAGCACCCGTAGAACCAAGACCCACCGCAGTGGAGGTTAAAGCCATACCCACTTCAAAGTGAGTAATGTCTTCAGGGTTTTCCAGTAAAATTGTATCACTGGCGATTGTTGCCGACGATGAGACCTGAGCGATGGAACCACTCCCATCTCTATACATAGCTACAGCCAAAGAACGCGAACAGGAGTGTAAAGCTCCGTCGATTTCTGTGGTTGCCGCTCGCATAAAAGCATCTGCATTGGAGGCAGAAGCATCAATCATCTGACCGCTAATTTGAGCGATAGAATAATCAGTGACTCGACCAATGAAGAATTGCTGAATCTTGCTGGCTTGATAGGCCAAGGCCGTAGGCGTTGCCGCCAGAGACATTGGTGCCTGAGCCGACGCAAAAGTCGCAGAGCGATTCTGAGGGTTTCCGTTGATTACAGGAATTGGCATTCCCTCACCACCGAATTTCTCATACTTGCCCATAAGCGCGAGTAAAGGGTTGTTTTTATATACAAGGTTTTTTACAACCAAGGGTTTATAATGTTCTTTCAAAGCATTTTGAAATGAATCAAAATTTAAAGGCATTTTTCTCTCCTAAGATTAAAGGAGATATTCCTATCCCCTACTCCGTAAATTGTAATAGTCTGGCCGAACGAGCAATGCGCTCTCGCTTATCCATCTTGAGGATATCTTCTTCCTTCTCGACAGACGGCTGTGCGGTCATACTGTTTGTAAGGGTCTTAGGAGTGCTTGCGCCAACTTTACCATTCCCCTTGGTCTGCTGTGGGGATTCATCCTGAGATCTCTTCTCATATCCGAACTCACTGGCTAGCGCCTCTGACGAATAGAACCGTTTGGCTATATCCCGAAGATTCTTCGTAACCAACTTGCAGGCGTCAGAAACATCGAGCTGTTGCCCGGTGTCGCTATAAAACTCTTCAGCTTCTCGCAATACACTGTTGTACGAATCTGTTTCTTTAATGAGATCATATCTTTTATTATTATCAACAAATTCTTTGATTTGTCCAATAAAATAGTTCTTACTTGTTTGAGCGTCCTGTTGGTCTAATCTGTCAACAAGCTGCTTGTTTTGAGCTTCCAGCTCCTCAAGTCGAATTTCCTGAAGAGAAAGCTTGTGATCTGCCGTAGGTTTTTGATTTAAGGTTAGGTGCTGCTGGGCAATATCTTCAAAGTTAAGACCACTTTCCTTAATAAATTTGAGGGGATCTTCACGCCTTAGACGCTCCATCTCGTCGTAGCGGCCTACCTTGGTCTTGTACCCATCAAGTTCGTTTGTCTTAGAGAGTCGTGCTTTTTCCTCTTGGGCCTTTTCCCTGAATGCGGCCACTTTAGCCACAATATCTTCCTCGGCCTCCTCTGGGGCCTCCTCCGCAGATGCCTCCGCCTCGGCGGGTTCCTCGGCCACCTCTTCGGTTACCTCTTCCTCCGCTTTGGGTGAAGGCGCGCTACCGGGCGGCTTAGAGTAATCCGGTGCAGAGTCATTGTCCTCTATCATAAAGCTAGCTGGCATTACGTATTCTTCTTCTTTAACCTGTACGCCTTCTTGTGGCGTTTCCTGCACTTCGACCTCTTGTACCTCTGTTTCAGGCATTTTATCCTCCTTTAGTGTTAATTAAGCCCCTCCGCCCATCGCTGCGGATGGTGGCGGCTGAGTTGCCATTGATAAGTCAACGGGTGACATGCTGGCTCCCTGATTCATTGCTGCCTCGTCGGCCTGTGGGGAAACTGGACCCATAGGCTGCGGTTGCGGAGCAAGCTCCGGCGGCGGCGAGAGAAGGGCCATTGCATCGGAGATAAATCGTCGGCATAGCTCTAAACGATCGTCCGGTGCGCCTTCTGTCTTGGCCTTCAGGTAAGCGGAGTTAATTGTCTTAATGGCTAAGGGTAAATTGGTGAACGGCTCTGGTGAGACATAAACCCCCTTATCAATTAACAGCTCGATAATCATATGAATGTCATTGCGCTCTGCATTTTGAAGGTCTTGAACCTCTTTTAGGTCTGGAAACTCCAAGAGTGACAACCCATCCTCGCGGCTCAAAAGACCAGCCGTCATCATCTCCTGTACAGTCTGTAATCGACCCGCAGGGGTAGATGGGAGCATAGATACTGGCCACATCTGCATGACGTACTTGTCCTCGTCCAAGTCGATGTCCTTCCAATCAA